AAACATTATTAAGAACACTAACACCTTTAGATGATGCTACTAATGCTGCAAAAGTAATGGGTACTTCAGGTGTTGTTAGAAAAGCAAATGAACTTGGTTCTAAAGTAATGGGTCTTCAATGGTTAACTGGATTTGCTAGAAGATATGCATATAATGTTGGAGCAGTCGATGCTTATGTAAGTGCAAATAAATTAGCTAAGTATGTACAAGCTGGTAATAAGTTATCTTCAGCTAAAGGAATTAGACTTACAAATGATGTTGGTAAGTATGGTATTAATACAACTGATGCATTAAGAATTGGAAGGTCAAATACTTTTGAAGATGCTTTAAGAAGTAAAGCTAATAAAGATGTAGTAAATAGTGCAGGTATAACTGCTTCTAATAGAGATGCATTAATACCTCAAGTATCTAACAGATTATTATTTACACAATCAAGAGACCCTTTAGTTAGATTGATGGGTCAGTTTATGTCATGGACATTAGCTAAATCTGCACAAACAAATAAACTTTTACAAAGAATAGAAAATGGAGATACTAAACAATTAGTTAAACTACTAGCAGGATTACCTGTGTATGGTGGTATTCAATCATTAAGAGAGATTGCTAAGTATGGTGAAGTTCAAACTGATTTAGAAACACAAACAGATAAATGGTATTCAGAAGCTGTGAGATTATCTGGTGTATCTGGTACTGCAACTGAATTAGTTTTAGGAAGATTAACTGGACCAGGTTCTAGAGAGCCTTGGTATTTGTTTGCACCTGTATTTAGTATATTAAAAGATGCAGGTAACATACCTAAAGAAGTTTACAAAGGTAATAGTGATAAAGCATTACAAATATTTAGTGAAAGAATTGCACCTCTTCCTACATGGAGAAGATGGATAGGTAAATTATTTCCTGATAGTGAACTTATTACACCTGTTAAAGAAACAGATTTTAAAAACAGATTACAATTTAATAAAGGAGATATAGTAGATGAAAACAATACTGATGCTGTTGTTGTTGACCAACCTTTTTTAGAAGAAGCAGAAGCAATAGCTTCTAAAAAAACTATTGTTCCTTTAAAAAAACCTACTGTTGAGGAACAAGTAAAACAATTAGAATTACCAGAAACTAATACAACATTAATTAAAGGTAAAAAAATTTCTAATCTTATTGAAAGTAAATTAATTGAAAGAGGACTAGAAAATTCTAAAAATATTGCTGATGGTATTACAGGAAATATATATGCAGAAAATTCAAAATTTATTACTGACCAAGAAGAACTTGGAGATATAGATAAATTAAAAGATAAACAAAGAGGATATGGTTTATTTCAATTTACTGATTATAAAAATAAGGATGGAAAATTAATAGGTCATAGAACTGAGTATAATAAATATTTAAATAATAATAATAAAGAAGATAGTGCTGAATCTCAAATTGACTATGTGTTAGATAATATATTTAAAAAGGATAGTGGATTTGATATAGGAGCAGGTAATAAACAAAAATTACAATTAATTTTTTCTGAAGGTAATGCTAGTGATATAGCAAAAATGTTTATGGAAAGATATGAGAACCCTAAAGATAAGAGTTCATTAAGTAAAAGAATTAAATTTGCAAGACAACTATTTAACAACAGGGAGAAATAAATGCCATTTGAAATGATAACAATGTTAGGCTCAACTGTACTCGGAGGAGTAATGAGTATATGGTCGCAAAGCATTAAAGCAAAACAAGCAGAACAAAAGATGCTTATACAAAGAGCAGAAGTACAACAACAAGGTTTTAAGGAAGCTAGAGAATATGAGAATGTAGGATTCCAATGGACTAGAAGAATCATAGCATTGACTGCTGTATTTGCTATAGTACTATTACCAAAATTAATGCCTGTATTTTCACCAGATACTAGTGTGATTGTAGGCTACTTAGAATTTAAACCTTCATTCTTATTTTTACCAGAAAAAGAAATAATGAAATGGATAACACTATCATCTAATAGTTTGGTAATTACACCATTAGATACTAACTTAGTGTCAGCTATTATTGGTTTATACTTTGGAGGTTCTTTAGTAAAGAAATAATATGATAGATAAATTTTTTTATAAACTATTTTCTTCAATTGATAATTTATTTTCATGGTTAGAAACTTATTCAATTAAATTTACTACTTGGTTGTGGCATTCAAGAGTAGAATTATTAAGAAAGAAAAGAAAGAAGAAATGAGAGACACAAAACTTCTAGAAGAATTTAAAAAAAAGGTTGAAAGAAAACTTAAAGAGATGAACATATTTAAGAACCTTAGAAAAGAAGTAGAGACTGGTGCTAATGGTACTCAGTCTTATATAATAAAAGAAGGTGTTAACAAAGGTAAGAAAGCAACTAAATAATATGGGATGTAGTTATGAATTATTATTTTACAGGTTTATTAATTGTAGCTTTTGTATTGTTAGCATTTTTTGGAGGACCTAATTTATGAAAAGAAAAATAAATTTATTCTTTCACAAGTTATCATTAGCTTGGTTGTCTTGTATGTTATTTATGGTACAAGGAAACTTACCTGCATTGACAACAAAACACGCTTTGATAGCTACAAAAACTGGTGTAATAACTGGTTTTTTAGTTGTATTAATGTCTTTTGTACCTTGGAAGTTTGAATATAAATTACCTATACTTATGTTTGTAGGTTGTTTTATTGCAGATATGTTATCTCATCTATCACACTTTGGTGAAGCATGGACTGAAGCTGCGTGTACTGCATTATTAGCTGCAACATTTTCTTATGTAATAAGTTTATCTCCAGCAGGTAAAAAACTAGAAGAATATATAGGAGGAAAATGAAGATAAGTGAAAACACAGCAGTTGCAATGCCTATAAAAAATATGATTGGAATTGTAGTAGCTGTAGCTATGGGTGTGTTTGCTTATACAGAAGTAACAGCAAGACTTACCAGTTTAGAAACATCAAGAGAATTATTTCAAGCAGACTTACTAAAAAAGTCAGAGCAGAAACCTACAGACCAAGAACAATTTATGTTGATAGAATCGTTGTTTGAAGATGTAGAAAAATTAATTGAGAATCAAGAACAGAATATGACTAACAAAGTTAATATAGAATTTCTTAAATCTCAATTAGAGAAATCGTTAAATGATGTAGAAGAATTAAAAGATAAGGTAAGAGCAAATGGAAACAGTCATTAGTACAGTCGTAGCACTATGTATGTTTATAGCAGGAGAGTTAACTGAACATAGAATACAACCTGCAATGAGTGATTGTTTAAAAGGAAAACGAGTAGCTGAAAGAACAGCTAATGATAATATAGAATATAAATGTGGAAAGGTAAAAGTTGAACTAGAATCTAATATAGATGGTAGTAAAACAATTAAAAAAATAATAGGAGAATAGAGGTGAAGAAAAATTGTAGTAAATGTAAAAAAGAATATGAAGCTAAAGAAGAATTAGATATGTTTTGTAGCCAACAATGTAAGGAAGAAGCTTTAGCTGATTTAGATAGTGATAGTGATGAGTGTTTATCTTGTCAATAAAGGAATAAAATTATGACAGCAGCAAAAATATATATACTAACAATAATGTTATGTTCAGTTGGACAACCTCAATGTGTGTTACCACAAGTAATTAGTGAACATGAAACTCATTATGATTGTGTTAAAAATGGAATGGGTGATGGTTATGAAATTTTATTTGGAAGTGATTTAACTAAACAACAAATAAATGATGCAAAGTTATATGTAAGATTTAGTTGTGTACCTAAAGACATAGTTGAATCCTAAGTATGAAAAACATCTGAAGCAATTTTCTCTAGGTCTTCAGTAAGCATATCAAACTTTGCATTACATTCTTTTAGTAATGCTTTAATAACTCCAGCATTTTCTTTTTTAAAATGAAGGTGTACTTTATCTAAAGGATACTTAGATAACTCAGTAATAAATTGTCCTTGATTATTTATAATTAATTTGAAACCCATAAGGTGGGCTTCTTTTCTTTTAACTCTTTTCTTTTGTTTAAGTTTTCGATTGGTTTTCATGTTTCTCTTTCAGTAAGTCAACAAGAAAATCATCATCATTTTTCTCGCCTTTAAGTTTGGTCATAGGAGTATTACCTTCTTTATAGGTTTCAATTGTTTTTATTCTTACTGGGTTAGTCATGAATATAGGAAATTTAGGATTGTCTAAAGACTTCACCATAAAGAAACCATCTTCAGCAACACCAAATGTTTCTACTCTTTTGATGTCTATATCATCTGAACCAATTAAACAAACTCTTAAATTATAAACTTCTTTTTTTTCAGGTGGCTTAATAGTTTTACCATTTAAACCCACGATATTATTTGTCATTAATAATTTCTTTATTATGTATATCTTCTATAACAACAGGTGCTACTTCTCCTTGTTGTCCATCATCATCAGCTAAACTATCTACACTTTCAGTATACATTTCATTTAACTTATCATTGTTTCTTGTTATCTTTAATTTAAGATGGTCTTTCAATGCATCAATTTTAACATGAAGTATTTTATCTAAGTGTCTATTAATACCATACATTGGTAAATCATTTAGTGCTGAGATAATTCTGCGAAAACCTCTTGCTCTTTTTTCTAATTGTGTTATTTGTGATTCATTAGTCATAGTCTCTTTCCAATATCATTTCTAAATAGTGAATTGCTTTTTCAATATCTTTTTGTTTTCCTTTTTTAGAGTGTCTACAAATATATTTAATTGCATTACCTTCTGCAAATAATAATTGATTCTCATTTATAAACTGAGCAGGTTGAATCTTCATACCTTTGTAGTGGTCTCCATCAATTTGCTTATCTAAGCTATCATAAGCAACTCCTTTAAACATTTCTTTGCTTGGCATTATAATATATTATCCTGTCTTCTTAATTGTTTTTCTGTTGGTTGTAACATAGCATTTAAATCATCTATTGTCAACTCTGGATTTCTTTTTAGTTTCTTTACTATCCATTTGTAAGACCAAGGTTGTAGTCTACATTGTTGTTGTCTATCATAGTAGTGAGTTTGATTAGGAATAAAATCAAATACATTTTTATAATTAATTTTACTAGCTTCATCTTTAGATAACAAAGACTGTAGCCACTCAACAAGTATATGTCTTGCTTTTCTTCTTATAGGTTTCATTTGTTTACTGTTCATTTTCTTTCTTTCCATGACAAACTTCATATGAAGCATTACAATTTTTACAACTATAATTACTTACAAATAAATATTCATCATTATCATATACATCTTCAGCATCAAAGTCATTACCCCAAAGAACATCACCATTACAAATAAAACATTTCATTATTTTAATTCCTTAAAATTAGTATCTCTATCAAAATATTTATACTCTACTATGATAGGTTCAAATATTTCTAAACATTCTAGTACATCTGTCTTCTTAAATTCTTTACAAGAATAAACATCTAACTGTATTAATGCAGGTTGTTGTTCATCCCATGTATGAATACCAATGTGTGAAGTATCTATAATAGCAACACCACTTAATCCTTTGTTACCTTTCTTAGTAACTCTAGATGAATAAGGTCCTGCTAATATATTCATATCTATTTTATTAATTAATTTTTTCATCCAAGCAACTGTATCTTCTTCAGTAGCTAAAGGTTTCTTTACCTCTGCTCTAATTAGAAGGTGCTTGTGTATCAGTTCTTTTTCCATAGTTTTCTAATTGTTCCTTATATTGATTTGTAATTTCATCTACATTAGGTTCTTTAACAACCTCAGCTAACATAACATTCTTATTAGAATATTTAAATACTCTTAAACCTTTACCACCATTAGCATCGGTGTGACATTCCCATTTATGAGGACAAAACATACAACCAGTAGCTAAAGTTTTGTTACCATTCTTTTCTGTTTTATATTCATAACATTTTTCTGGAGGAGTGTCTTGTTCTAAAGCAGTATTTAAATTTTTAATTAAAGATTTAACATTTGGTTTAGCCATATCATCTGGTTTGTAAAAACAAATATCACCAGAAGATTTATCAACAACAAGAAAGCCACCTGCTTTTGTAT